TTTATCAAAAACAGAGGTAAAAAATGAGCGGATCACTAATTTCCCCAGGCGTAAAACTTCAACTATCAAACGAAACCTCATATGCAGGTTCGGGACCAGGAACTGTTCCATTCATTATGATGGCAACAGCAGAAAATAAAATACAACCAGGTAGTAGTGCTTCTATTGCCCCTGGAACTATTAAGCAAAATGCCGGAAAACTAAATTTGATCACAGGACAACGCGAACTTGTTCAAACATTTGGCAATCCAAAATTTTATACTCAAGCAGGTACACCACAAAACGGCAATGAACTCAATGAATATGGTTTATATGCTGCTTACCAATATCTGGGTATTGCTAACTCTGCTTATGTTATGCGCGCTGATATTGATTTGGCTTCTCTTGAACCATCAAGCACAGCACCAGTTGGTTTGCCATCAAATGGTGACTACTGGTTGGATTTGAATAACACAAACTGGGGTATTTTCCGCAGCAACGGTAACCCAAATTCAAGTTTGGCTTGGAGTGCTGTTAATCCATTGGTTATTGATTCATCAATTGCCTTGGAAAGATATGCTGAAGGTAACTCTCAATATCAAATTATTGACCCAAATTCTTCTTTGACTTCCAACAGCACATATGCTTATGGTAGTGGTTATCAATTAAGAGGGGAAATTTTTGGAATAGAAGTAAGTGTTGCAAATGGACAAACTGTTAGAGTAGATGTTAATTATCCTAATCCAACAACGCTGGTTACTCTTGCCAATGCGATTACATCAAATACCAAATTGAAAAAAATGGGAATCAGCGCAGAAGTAATTAGAAAAGAAGAAATACTTACTTCTACCGGTAAACCTTCGACTGTTTATAACTTGCGTATTATTAGCACAGATATAAATAAACAACTATCATTTTATACTAACACTAATAATAACACCCAAATAGATAATAACGAAGATTTGATAGCCTTGGGTTTTGGTATATCTGATGTAAGTACTGCTGGATATACTGAAAATATAATCGCTCCAAAAGGTTCTATTGGTTCGCTAGGTGATATTGCAGTCAATACCGTTGGATATATGTCTGCCTTTGATGTAAATAACACAAATGATGTTCAACAAGTTGTTAAAAATGGCATTCAACTTCTTGAAAAAGTTGCAGTTATTTCAGACAGTGGTGTAAGCGAAAGATGGTATCCAATCAATAGCACACAATGGCGTATGGCTCAACCAACAAAATTGAATGCAACTGGCGCTATTCAAGTTACTTCTTCTGCTATAACACCGGCCCTTATCGGCAACGTTTATGTAGCAATTGGCAATTCACAATATTATTCATTTCTTGTTAATAATAAAGATGATGTATCTACCGTTGTGGGAAATATAAACCTCCTATTGTCTAACAATGGATTAAATGCCGTTGCCTCAACTTATCATTCTAATAAGGGTTCTATTATTAAAATTATTAACTATGATGGAACAAATATTACACTAGTAGATGATGCCAGTGGACTGGCGTTGAAATATATTGGATTCTCTTCTAATTCTACAATATCGATGGGGACGAATGCCATACAAACTGATGCAACATATACTCTTCCACAAAATGTTACACAGGCAAATATCACCCTAACAGTTGGAAATAGCAAATCTTCTTATAGTTTTCCTCGCAATCAATCAGGAACAATTGGTGAACCTCAAGATGTTATCAATGGCATAAATCAAAACTTTATGGGTGGAAACTCTTTTGCATCAATTATCAATCTAATTGATCAAACTGGAGGACCTAATACTCAACACACTGTTATCAATAATGTTTCTGGTGATATTTCGTTCACTGACAATAGTTCGGGTGGTATATCAACAATACTTTCTTTGGATAACTTTTCTTCTCTTCAAGCAGTTGTTGCTTATGGTAATTCTATCACATATCAAGGATATACGAATACATCGCCACAACCTGACAACAGCAAGATTCTTGGAGTTCAAACTTCTGGTAATATTTGGATTAACACAAATCCATTAAACCGTGGTGTAAAACTTTCATTCAAGCGCTATAGTATTACAAGCGGTACATGGCAATCAGTGAGCGTATCAATGTATGGCCCTGGACTAAATATGGCCGGTCAGCCAGTTATTGGTGGAGATTTTGCAAAGCAAGCGTTTAATAATACTATAAATCTCAACAGTGTCTTTGCTGATTATTATTCTGATGATTTGACTTCAAATTATTCACCATCTACTGCAATGGTTCCCGCCGTTCAAAATATTACAAATTATATGTCAGCATCACCTAATATACAACTCAAGATTTGGAATGGATCAGACTGGGAGCAAGTTGCAGTAAATCACACTTATTCACAAAGCAAAACAACCCCAGTTGGTAAAACTCCCGAAGATTCTCTTTGGTATAATACAAACCTAAAGGTTGATATAATGGTGGGCGATGGTGAAAAGTGGTGGGGTTATAGCAATTTCCCAGGCAACAAAGGTTTAGACGGCAACCCAGTCACCGATCCAAATGGTCCAATTTTGAGCGGCAGTGCTCCAAGTTATCAAAGTGATGGCGAAACACCATTGGCAAACAATGATATTTGGATTGATACCAGCGATCTTGAAAACTATCCAAAAATCTATCGTTGGGATGGAGTTAACTATGTATGGAACTTGATTGACAATACCGACAATTTTAGTAGTGCGGGTATTATCTTTGCTGATGCTCGTCAAGATGATGGTTCTGACCTAAATCTTACAACACCAAGTGCAATGGCAGGAAGTGATTATCTTGACTCTGATGCACCAAGTGCTCTACCATATCCTTATGGTATGCTATTGTTCAATACACGATATAGCACTTATAACGTAAAAAGATGGAAATCTGCTTATCTACCAAATCCACAGTGGGATAATACAAGTCCTGCAAATGTAGCAAGATATGTTGGACGTTGGGTAACAGCCAGCGGAAATATGAAAAACAATGCTCCATATATGGGACGCAATGCTCAAAGAGTAATGGTTACAAATGCAATGAATGCAGCCATTGAATCAAGCCAAGAAGTTCGCAGTGATACAAACTTCTTCAACCTCATCGCTGCTCCTGGATATATTGAAGTATTGCCAGAATTGATAAAGCTCAACAGTGATATTCAAAATATTGCATTTGTATTGGCTGATGTTCCTGCTCGTATAACTCCAGATGGAACTTCAATCAATGGTTGGGCAAAAAATACCAATAAGGCTGCTGTTAACGGCGATGAAGGACTAATAAGCAGTTCTCCTTATGTTGGATTGTATTATCCATGGGGTCTTGCCACAAACCTTGACGGAAATAATATCTTTGTTCCACCAACAACCGCTGCTCTTGTTACCTATGCATTCAATGACCAAGTTTCATATCCATGGTTTGCTCCAGCAGGATTCACTCGTGGTTTGGTAAGCGTATTCTCAAGCGTGGGTTATCTAGATTCAAATGGAACATATATTCCAACAACTTTGAGTCAAGGTCAACGCGATATTCTTTATAGCAATAAGATAAATCCAATTGCTTATATCGTTGGTCGTGGATTGGTAATTTATGGACAAATCACTCTTGATCCAAATAGCACAGCAATGAGCCGCGTAAACGTTAGCCGTTTGGTTAACTACTTGAACTATTATTTGAATCTTTTGGCTAAACCATTCTTGTTCCAGCCAAACGACGAACATACTCGTCAAAGCGTGTCAACAACATTCACAAATTATATGAGCAATCTTGTTAACAAGCGTGCTGTTTATGATTTTGCTATTCTTTGCGATTCCAGTAATAATCTTCCAGAAACAATTGCAATGAATCAACTTTATGTTTCTGTTGCTATCAAGCCAGAAATCACTCTAGAATTCATTTATATTCCATTGATTTTGGTAGATCAAAATGTTCCACTAAGATCATCATCAGCAACAACTGCTTAATTGTTGAA